TTAGTCGCTCTTCGACCCCTTGTAGAAGTGGGACCACGCCAAGCCACTGAACCCCAAAATACCTGCTACCAAACTACCGTTTTCCTTCATGGCTACGTACAAGCCCAATAGTCCAAACGGTTGAAGTTCCGGCTTTCCTTCCACCAACACAATGTGCGCTCCTGCTTGCCACAAGACGTACAAGGCAAAAGCGGCAAACCCAACAGTAATGCCGCCCCAAACAAACATTCCAATGTCCCTCAGCGCCATGCCAAGCCCTCCCAGATAATGGTTTGACCGGTATAGCTCAAGGCCAGCATCCATGCACCGTCACGCCACTGATCTACCCTTCCAATAGTTGCTTGAAGGAGGATGCAATGTGCGGTCGCGTTGTTCAGGCAATGACTTGGGCGGAGATTCATCACCTGCTGAAAATCCACAGCGAGCCGCCGGCCCAGGCAGAGCCACGCTACAACGTCGCGCCCACCACCCAGGTGCAGATGGTGCTGCTACTCGTGGCAAGCGCCAGGCTAGCGCCGGTGCGCTGGAGGTGGCTGCCACACTGGGCGTGAGCATTCCCCCCCAAATATTTACTTCAGCCACTTTGTCTGGATTCAAGCCCCCAAGAACTAGGCCGGCTAAAAATAAGCAAAATATCCAAAATCCAAATCAGCTTATGTGTCATGCTGACTTTCTACAGAAGGAGAGAAAGCATGAAAGACTCAAGAATAAGTGTTGGTCAAATTTGGGGTGACGACATACCTAATCGCATCCGCGCAAATGGTTACGACTCATTATTTTGCGTTTATGTAGGACTAAAGCTCGAAGCAGTATTTGTGAGCCTAGAAGAACTGAACAAATTTCTGCCCTACATAGAGAACGAAATAGTCGGCAGCTTCAATGGAACAACAGGCCACCCGCCAATAGCCACCCCCTTGATATCATAAATTAAAATAATCAACCACCCGTCAGCTTTAGCTACTTATATCAATCAAGAGGGGATAGTCTGAAATCTCACAAACGGAGAAACAAAATGAAAAGCCAAATGCAAGATCAAGGCAATGGGAAAGTGAATCAGGACAAAGCGGATGCCAAGGAGAAAGCTGGCCAGCATGAGAAAGGGCAAGATGCCGAAAAGGCCAAGCCCGCCCCTCAGGAACAGCAATACAAGGCAGCCCAACCCAAAGGAACAACCCGTTGATTAAATAGCGGGGTTAAAGTCTCGAGACCCAGCCTAGGCTGGGTTTTCATTTATCGGCTGCGCCCCAAGGCAACGGTGGCAGCATAAGATACTCGGCGCCTGGCGGCTCGCAGGGTGCGGCACCTAAAAGTGCTGCAAGCCTTGCAGAATCTGGCGGGAAAAACATATGACTCCCCCCAGAGACTCGATGAATCCCAATAAGAAAAGGCTCTTTCGACTCAGGCATCAGTGCTCGCTGCCTCATACGTAGGCCTTTTATCTCTCTGTATATGGCGTTTCCGAACCCCAAATTTATCTGGCACCAACTCACAGTATCCACAATCACCCCCAACACTTATTTATTGGCAAGGGCAAATATCTGACCAAAGCCTTAACAACTGCGCACGGCCTCCCTTCCAGCCTACATACCGCAGTTGACTCCAAGGATATTGGCATACGGAACAGCTTCAAAAATCCAATGGCGCTCCGCTCTCACGGCTCATTACTCGATAGTTAGAACATCTTCCGCATGAATCCCTCTCGCTCCATTACCGATCAAAAAAGATACGCGCTGACCTTCTATCAACGTCTTATACCCCTCCCCTTTGATCTGCTTGTAATGAACAAAGATATCCGGCCCCTCTTGGCAAGATATAAAACCGAAACCCTTATCAGCACTAAACCAAAGAACCACTCCAACTTGACGTAAAAACATACACCCTCCGCGACTATAAGTAGACACAAAGACATAGAGCAGACTGATTGCGAAGAATAGGGGACCGAGAAGATAGCTAATAACGCGCAAGCACCTGGGCGGTGCCGCTAAACTGAGCAGGCAGCTACACCAGCATACAGGGTCAGCCGCCCAAAGCCACAAATTTAAAAAATATATTTTCGAAAAAGAAAATAACTAGATCTCTCCAAATAGAGAAGGCTTATATCAAAACACCATTTCCATATTCGTCTTGAAATAAGAGACAGGCCTGCTCAAGATAGCTTTCAACACAAGCCAATGATCGTTCAGACGGAGGTTTATCGTGGGCATGCCTCGCTTCAACTGCCTGTAACTTAGCGACACGCACACACGCCGCCGCCAGCTCCCTCTCAAGCAGGAAGCAGCAGGCATTTTGCGTGGTCCTACAGCTTATCGAGATTGGCGCGCATGAAGTTCTGCAGTTGGCGGTGCTGCTTCATGAAGGAGGTGCCATCCTTGATAATCGACAAGGTCTTGTGATGGGAGCCCTCAAGGCTGATCAACGGGATACAGGTAACGTCCAGCCAGATCAGACTCGAATCGCCCCGCACTGCTTGAACATACCCCTGCCTTTTCTCGGTGATGGGGAAATTACCCAGCAAATTTCTGAAGGTTGCTTTCTCTTCACCCCGCACGAGTAACTGGCTGCAGTGGTAACCGCAGAGCTGCCGGGCGTTGTAGGCAAGCATCAAGCAAAGCGTCGAACTGACCTCCGTTATCACCCCAGTACTGTCTGTATAGAGAATCGCCAACGTCTGCTTAATCGCATCCATAACGTCCGAATCATTCACTGCGTCGGCATATGAAATTGGCTCGTAGCCCATGATCGCCCCAGTTGCCTCCCCCACGGCTGATGGTCTTTTCAGTATGGATCCGCTTCGCTTCCACTGCCTGTGACCTAGCGACACGCATTCGACGCCGCCACCAGTTCCCGCTCATATCCGATACGCTGCCGTCTTTCGGCCAGTAGTGCCCTGACTTTCACCTCCAGTGAGTCACCCACCCCCAGCGTCGATGCTGCCCAGGGCGGCACGGCCACCTCCTCAACCCGGCACGGCACCGCCACCGGGACCTCTACGCGCACAATGCGCGGCTCGGCTTCCTGCCGGCCGGCGCACCCCGCCAGCGCGCAACCAATTCCCACCACCACGATTCCCAGCCTCATAGACTCAGCTCCCGGTTGATCACTGCCTCGGCCGCGGCGCACTGGTCCCCGCCGATCCGCTCCTGCTGCAGCCGCTGGGCGGCGGCGTAGTCGCCGGCAGCGGCCTGGCGCGCCTCCTGCTGGGCCTGGACGGCGGCCTGCAGCCGCTGCTCAGCCTCGGCGCGTAACTGGGCCACCCGGTCGTTCTGCTCGCCCACGGCGCTCTCCAGATCCTGGCGCGCCTGCTGGCACCGCACAGCCCTGGCCTGTGCTTCGTCCAGCAGCGGGCGATAGTGCTGGGCTGCCAGCCAGGCTCCACCAGCAGCGGCGAGCAGCAGCGCCACGCCGGATAGCACCAGGCGCAGCGGTACCGAGGCGATCACGACAACACCGCCCGGGCGCGATCCCACAGCAGGCGCCGCTCGGCGCGTCCGTTCTGGCCGCCGTTGATGCGCTGGGTGATGTCGTCGAACCGGCTGGCGTCGGCCAGGAGATTCAGCCCGGCATCCGCCCAGAACCACACCGCCGACAGCGCCGCATGCTCTGGCCGTTCGAGCAGCTCGGGCTGCTCTACCAGAGGCAGGTCCAGTGCACGACCGCACCGCTGGTACTGTGTTCGCCCGGTGATTTGGAACAGCCCCCGGCCACGGTACCGCCAGCCGTCACCGGAGGCGGCCGGGCCGTTGCCCATTCGATTGCCGTAGACCGCATTGGCGATGGCCTCGGGCTGGCGTTCCAGGCGCAGGGCCAGCCCGTTAGGCACGCGCTGGCGAGCGGTCGGGTCCACGGCGAAGCGGCCGGGCCAGGTATTGGCGAGGCCTGCGGCGCCGTAGTTGAGGTTCTCCACCAGCCGGGTCAGCTCGGCGCTCTCGTGCCCGGCCTGGGCCAGGAACGCGGCCAGACGCACGCGGCTGATGATGTCGTACCGGGCCGCCGCTCGGTTGATGGCGGAAACGAAAACGCCCGCGTTTCGGCGGGCGTTCGGGAGGATCTGCAGCAGCTGCTGCTCGGTGATGATGGGCATGCGCCCTCCTTTCAGCTTCGCCGGACCCGCAGGCCCGAACGCAGGATTGTCATCTGAGACGGCGCCCCTCCGCTGGATTTGAACAGGCGGATGGCGTTGCCGACGGTGATGGATGAGGCACGAACCTCGCTGTAGTGGAGGTCGGTCGTGTCGATGAGCAGGACCCCGTTCAACGTGACCTGCAGGCGGTACACGCCCGGCCCCTCGGGCAGGCAACGTGCCTGCAGGGTGGCGGCCTCCCCGGCCACGGGCGGGATGGCGGTGTCGACGAAGACGCTGTTCCGGCCGGCATCCCGGTAGGAGAGCAACCAGCGGCCGCCGTTGACGTTGTCCGTGTAGCTGCAATACAGCCCGCCTGCGGACTGCGTGAACAGGGTCATGAGGGCGGTGTACCGGTTGTAGGCATTGGAGAGCGTCGGCAGGACGCAGGCGGTAAATGCCGCCCACCCATCCGTCGCGCCTGGGCGCCAGACCTGGTTGCGCTCCAGGGAGTGCAGGGTCAGCGCGGCTTGGCCGGCCGCAGTGGAGCCGGTGGTCAGCCGCATGAAGATCGGCGTCCCCAGGAACTCCAGCCCGGCGCCGGTGCCGGACTGGGTCAGGCTGGCCTGGGGATGGTAGAGGCTGCTCTGCACGCCCATGGCCGCCGGGGTCAGGTGCGGCAGCGACAGCACCTCGCCCAGCTGCAGGTCGTTGAAGTACACCCCGTTGCCCTCGCCGAAGGGGTACGTGAGGAAGGTGTCAAGGGTGAGCGCGGCAGGCCCTGCAGGGCCAACCGGCCCGGGGATGCCCGGCGGGCCCTGGCCACCGGCAGCGATGGCCACCCCGGCGACGCGGGTCGGCTCCACCACCACAGCCACGGGCTGGGCCAGGGCGACGACGGCCGGGGTATCAGCAGCCATGGGCGCACCCTCCTCCGCTGTTCACCAGCACCTGGCCGGCCACCCAGCGGTTCACGGTGCCGTCGGGGTGGGTGATGGTCAGGTCCCATTCACCGCGCGCCCAGGTGATGGCGGCGGTCTGCTCGGCGGTGAGGATCAGCAGCACCCGGCCGAGGCCCTGGAGCTGTACGCCGCCGTTGCCCTGGGTCAGCAGGATGGGGGCGGCGCCCTCGCCCCGGATCTCGGCGCGGATCTCGCAGCCGGTCAGGTCCACCGGGAGGCGGTAGACCAGCAGGCCACCGGCGGCGGTGCGCCCCTGGCCGGCCAGGTCGTTGAACTCCAGGGTGTCGGGGTCCACCACGTGGGCCAGGCGCCCGGGGCTTCGGGCCTTGTCCTGGTTGAGGTCGGGCCAGTTGGGCACGCCCTCGCACCACACCAGCCAGTCCCCGGGCAGGCCGTGGGCGGGCACCTGCAGGCGCACCGGGGCGGTGCCGGCCAGGCCGGTGATTGGGCGGTACTGGTAAACGGGCTGCATCAGCAGCAGTGGCTGCTGCAGCGTGGCGCCCGGGATGACGGGCAGGTCTAGGCGGGCCGGCGTCATGCTGGCTACTCCTCGAATGCAGGTGGTGAAGCGGGGCGATCAGCCCCAGTGGCCGCTCGCGTACCAGACGCCGGTGCGGGGGTCGCAGCGGAAGCGGGCGTGATGGCCGGGGGCGCTCAGTTCGATGGGGCCGGTGGGGTACAGCGAGGCGCCGGCAGCGGGCTCGAAACGCCAGGTCCTGGCATTGCCGGCCGTGACGGTCACCTCGACGAACAGGTCGGGGTCGCCGCCCAGCTGGTCGATGCCGTTGTCGCTGTAGGCCGTGCGGACGGTGTCGTTGAAGCCGGCCGGCAGCTGGACGACCAGGGTGTCCGCCGTGGTGTCGTTCAGGTAGTGGTGCTGCTGAATCACCCGCTCGCTGATGGCAAAGCCGCCGTTCGCGTAGCCGCACTCCATCTCATGCCAGGCCGCTCCCCAGGTGCCCCATACGTTCGGCACCACGGTTCGGCTGGGGTTTTTCATGGCGTCCACCCAGGCCGTATCCAGCGGGTCGACTGCTAGCTGCCAGGCGTAGCCGGTGGCGGTTCGCTCCAGCACGTAGCGGCCACGGCCGGATGGCGGGGCCGGCGAGGCGGTGAACGCACGCAGGGCAAAGGGGGCGGCGAGGCCGCCCATCAGTTGCAGCTCCACGCCACCCGGTCGCAGCAAGTCGGCGGCGCTGATGGTGCTACCGCTGCCACTCTCCCCACCGCCGGCCAGGTCGATCAGGATCGGCTGCGGGTGGAGGGTGACGGTCCCCTGCCCTTGCCCCGATGTCAGGTAGCCCACTACCAGGATGGTGGCGACCTGCAGGTCCTCGGCGGTGGCGGGGACCTCCCCGGCCGGGCCGCGCCCGTTGAGGTACGCGCCGCCCACGGTGACGCCGAACGAGGGCCCGGGCCCACCGCCCAGCAGGCAGACCGGGGCGCCAACCCAGTCATCCAGCGTCCCGGCCGGTAGCGCGCCGGTGTCGGCCTTGAGGTCCACCAGGCTGCAGGTGCCGCCCACCAGCACCTGCACCGGGGCGCCTTCCGCCGCGCCGGTCGTGAGCACGCGCCCGACCAGGTAGCCGGGCAACAGGCCGAGGCCGCTGCCGATGTCTTCCTCCAGCAGGTAGGCATAGCGGTCGGTATGGCCGGGGGTATTGGTGTCGCCGCCGACCGGGTACAGCCCCACCAGTTCGCCACCTTCGGTGGTGGCGGGGCTGCCCCACAGGGCGGTGACGGTGTAGGCGCTGGACGCCCCGGCCCCGGCCCCGGCGCTGGCCGCCAGGGCGTTGGCGACGCCGGCGGTCCAGCGGGCGGAGATACGGGTGCCGGCGGGCCAGGCCTGGGCGGCGGTGCCTTCCTGGGCGCGCTGCACGGTGAGCACGCCCCCGGCGATGGCGTCGACCCGGACGATCTCGCCGCTGTCGTCGTCGCCGGCATCGTCGGCGGTCAGGGTAAGGACGTAGTAATCGCCGCCCGTCAGGTTGCCCAGGGCGGCGGCCTTGTCGGCTTCGACAGTCAGGGTCAGGCCGGCCGGGCCGAGGGGCGCCTGCAGGCGGGCCGCCCAGTTGTTGATGAGCAGGGGTCGTGCCACGGGATGAACTCCTAGATGTAGACGACGGGCGATTCCTCGCCCAGGACGTAGTGCCCGGTGAAGGGGTCGTGTGCGCCGTACAGGGGCCGGGGGCGGCCCTCTGCGGGATACGGTCGGTCCCGCCGCACCGGGTCGACGCCGCCGGGGTAGGCGGTGAAGCCGTAGCGGTCGCGCTGCCGCTGGTCGCTGATGAACCGGAAGGCTTCCAGCAGGCACACCAGGTGGTTGCTCCACCAGTGCGCCCAGCACTGCCAGCTGTAGGTTCTGGAGGGCGCGCGCATGGGCAGGGTGAACACCCGGCGGGCGGCACTCACCAGCCACGCCTCGGGCTCGCCGAAGCGGCCCTGTTCGTCGATGGCCAGGGTGTCCCGGCTCGGCCCTGCGCTGCCGGGCATGAACTGAGAGCCGGCGCCGCTTTCCTCGGCCTGGTCGATGGCCTCGCCGTCGATGCTCAATGCCCAGCCCAGCCGCCAGGTCACCGAGCCCTCCGGGCCCATGCCGTACTGCGGGATGCCCTCCCGGGTGGCGTCCATGCGCTTCTCGAACTCGAACACATGGCGCAGGGTGCGCCGGTCACGCTCGACTCCGCCGACCCGCAGGACGTAGGCCAGGGTCTCGGTCACGCTCCAGGCTTCCCGGCCCTGGATACGGAAAGTGCCCTGCTGAATGGTGCCCTGCCCCGTGAACCCGCAGCTGCCCGTTTCCTGGGACAGGGCCTGTTCGCGCAGCTCCACATAGGGCGTCAGTGCCGTGGCGGTACCGCTCATGTCGTGGTCGCACACCAGGCTGTATTCCAGATCGAGGGTCACCGGCTGCAGGGCGCCGTTCTCGTACCAGTAGCCCAGGACGAAGCCGCCTACCTTGGCGCTGCGGCTGCCGGTGACGAGGGTGATGGCCGGGGTGTTCTCCGAGGGGATGCCGTTGGCGTCGGTGAACAGCTCGCCGCCCTCGCAGCGCACTTCCCATGAGTCGCACGGCCCGCCGGACGGCACCCAGCGCGTGGTCATGGGGAACCGCCAGCCGCACACGCCGCTGAACACCGTCATGTTGTCGACGGTTTCAGTCTGCGCCGCCTGCTCGTACCCACTGAGCCGGCGCAGGCTGGCGCGGAAGGGCTGGGCCTGGCCATCGCCCTTGATGAGCAGTTCGGCAAACGGGCCCCAGGGCTGCATGAGGCGAAATCGCTCGGAGCCCTGCGACCAGCCCAGCACGGCGCGCGAGCCGTCTTCGCTGATGTCCCACACCGTCATGCCGCTAAAGGGCTTGTCGGCGGTGTAGCCCTCCAGGGTCACCGGGACGTCGTGGGCGGGCTCGTCGTCCTCGCCGAAGCGGCCGAACGGGGCCAGGTTGAGGGGCGTGTTCAGGGTCTGCCCGTCATCACTGCCGGTATCCCCCAGGGTGGCCAGCCAGGTGCGCCCGACGCCCTGGGTATACAGCAGCCGCCCACGGGCCGGCAGCCAACCCCAGACCCTCAGCAAACTGCCGCCCCCGGCACCCAGGACCAGCGCCGCTGCGTTGCGCCACTGGTAGCCCAGGGCCGTATCCGAGGCGACCTCTTCAGGGGTGCGGACCACTTCAGGCACGCCGGGCACTCGGACCAGTACGCTGCCAATGGCGTCATCGGCGAAAAACCGGTTCGTGATGGTCCGGCCGTTCGGCAAGGTCAGTTGCCAACCCCTTACCAAGCCGTGGTAAGGGCAGCCCCAGACGGGCGCGGTCATGGGACCACCGCCGACACGTCCGCCAGTTGGACCTCGACCGGCTCGCCGTTGGCATCCTGCAGCTTGAGGGTCTTGATGGCGGGCAGGACGAGCAGGCCATCGGTGCTGGCGTACCCGTTGGGCCACCAGGCCCGCTGCTGGGCGTCTGGCTCCACCAGCGGGCCGGCGATGCCGCCGCCGGTACCGGCCTTGGCCGGCTCCTTCCACACGCCCCGGCCCCGGGTGGCCACTCGCTGGCCCTTGCGCTCCAGGGTGTTGAGCACCTGGGTCTGCCGGCGGGCGGTCTCCAGGCTGTTGAGGTCGCGCTTGAACGTGGAGGCGCGCGAGGCCGCCACGCCGCTGCGGGTAGCGGCGCGTTCGTCTGCGAGGGACATGTCATAGCTCCAGCAGGTCAGTGGGTACCGCCACCCGGTACGTCTGCGCCCGGGGCGCGAGGTATTCGTCGCGGTGGTCGGCGGGGATCTCCGGCGCCTCGATGTCGAAGCGACGCTCGAACCGTTCCTGGGTCGAGTTGTAGTTGGTGTAGTTGCCGGCGAAGCCGAGCTTGGCCTCGTCGTAAGGCGGGCTGTCCACGTGCCCGGAGAACTGGCTGGGCAGGCGGATCAGCGTGGGCATCGCGCCGGCCGGCGTGCTGGGTGGAGGCGGCGGCAGCGTCAGCGGGTCGCTGACCTGGCCACCGCCTTGGCTGACGGCCAGCTCAACGGTGGTGAGGGCCGAACCGCTGTCCAGGTCCCATTCGTGGGCGATGCTGAACACCTTGGCCTGGCAGACGATGGCGCGGCCCAGCACCTCGTCCTCGACCCGCAGCGTGTGCTCCAGGCGGAAGCCGATGGCGTCGGCCGCCGGCAACTGGAACACGAAGCGGTTGCCCCGGTGCGTGCCCAGGATGCGGGTGCTGCCGACGTGCAGCAGGCAGACCACGCCCTCGGCCAGGCGGCCGTTCTCGCGCAGGTCCACCACCCAGTCGCCGAGGGCGTCCTGCACGGCGTCTGCCTCGGGGCCGGTGAACTCGGCATCCTCGAACGCCGAGGCGCGGTCGTTCTCGGTCTCGAAGGCCAGGCGCTCGCGCTCCACCACCTCGCCGGCCTGGGCGATGCTGGCCGGCGCCTCCACCCGCAGCGTGTACTGCTCGGTCACCGGCTGCACCCAGCGCATGGCGCTGGTCCAGGTGGCGCGCACCAGCAGGTCCGGGTAGGGGTTGAGCCAGCTTGAGGGAGGCGTACAAAGCGCGCCGGAACCCGACGGAGGCAGGCGATCCCAACCGGCGTTGATCACCGCCTGATAGCCCGCGCTCTGGCTGGCCTCGGTGATCATGGCGATGTCCGGCATCTCGGTGCCGTCGCGGCGCCATTCCAGGCAGAAGCCGTCGATGATGCTGAGCCCGGCCCAGTCCGGGTGCTCCCAGAAGAACGGCTGGTGACGCTCGCGCAGGCGGCTGAACCGGTAGTCGGCCTCGATCTCCACCACGTTGATGCGGTCGCTCAGCTCCACCGGCGCCCATTCCAGGGACTCGAACAGCACCGCCCCCGGCGGCACCCGCCAGGCCGGCGCGCTGGTCGCCCAGGGCGTCACCTGCAGGGCGCCCTCCAGGCTGAGCTGCAGGCTGGCCGGGCGGGTGCTCATGCGCTCGCTGGCGTAGTCCCAGCGCGAGCGCCCTTCCACCGCCTCGAACACGTCCGCCGACCACAGCCCGCCGGTGATGGCGTCGATGGTGGCGAGGTCCAGCAGCTCCACCTGCTCGTTCAGCTGGTCCGCGCACTCGCAGGACAGCACCCGCGTCTGCAGGCTGAACTGCGGGCCGGTGATCTTGCCCCGGAACACCAGGTGATCGACCCAGGCCCCGCCCACCCAGTGGCGAAACCACAGCTCGGCGGCCTGACCCTGGTAGGTGGCCGGGTTGACCGCTTCGCCGAGAAACTGCAGGTCAAAGTCAGCGATGGCCCGGGCGCCCTCCTCCCGCCGGGTGGTGATGCGCCCGGCCAGCAGGTGGCTGGCGTCCACGCCGTTGAGCAGCAGCCGAGCCGACCAGACCATGCTCACCACCGGGACGATGGTCTGCGGCTCCGCCACCGCGCCACGGGCCGGGGCGCCGTTGAGCGTGCGGCTGTTCATCGGCGATCCGTTCAGCTGCATGTCAGACCTCCTCGGCGGTGATGGACCAGTCGTGGCTCGCGGCCGATGGGTCCAGGGACTCCCCCGGCACGTCGCAGAACACGGTAAACACCGGCATCCAGCAGATCTGGTAAAGCGTGGCGCCCGGTACCTGGGTGATGGTGTAAGCAAGGCTGGCCATGGCCACCGGGTGCCGCTCCCATTCGCGGCCCACCAGCGCCATCACCCAGGGGGCGTAATCCGGGCGCGGGGCGCTGGGCAGGGTTCCGGTCAAGGCCGTGGTGGTGAGGCTCAAGTGCTTGGTGCAGCGCAGCTCCAGGGGCTGGCTGAAGTCCAGGCCCGCCAAGCCGGGCCCCATCCAGCCGCTGCCCCGGAGGGTGACGGCGGTCTTGCGCCAGTGCTGCATCTTCACCGCGGCGCCGCCGGAGCGCCGGGCGAGCGTGGTACCGCCGATGGGCGAGTACTCCTGCACGACCAGGCCACTCCACGGGCGCAGCTCGACGCCGCCGAGCATGACGGGCGGGATCGGGTTCATGGTGACTCCTTAGGTTATCGGGGGCGCGGGGCGCCCTTTCCGCGCATGCGTGCCTCGCGGCGCAGCAGCTGGTGGGTGCTGTCTTGCACCAGGGTGGGGACCTGGGTGCCGCCGGGCAGGACCATGGTCAGGCTGCCGTAGTCGGCCAATTCAGATCGCCCGCCACCGGCCAGAGCCGGGTGCGATGCCGAGGGCGTTGGCCTATCGGCAAGGCCGACGAGGCCGCCAACGGAGTAGCCTCGCCAACGGTTTCTGATCTGGTCCAGCACAGCAGCAACGCCACGGGAACGCATTGCGGACAGCACATTGATAGCGCCGGGCTCGTTCACCACCGTCTGTGGCATGACGTACTCACCCCGGTGGACGATGCCTGCAGGCTCCAGGCGGCCGCCGAAGCCGGTGAAACCGCCGGCTGAAAACCCCTGGTTCGGGAACTGGGTGAAGCTGCCCCCGTCCTGGAAGTAAGCGGCGCCCGACTTGGTCTCCTTGGAGCCCACGCTACCGGGCAGGGTCATCACGGGCGTGATGGTAATCACCAGGCTGCTCTTCAACTGCTCGGCGAGCGCCGCTACCGCTGCCTTTGCCTGCTCCACAGCAGCGACATCCATCACGGGCTGAACTGGCACCTTGGCGGCCTTCTCGGTCGCTGCCTTGCCAGCGTCGTCGATGGCTGCATACGCGGCCTCCGCGATCTTCTGCGCTGCCTTCGCCTGGCCGGCCAGCGCCAAGGTGTTCTTGTCGCCGCTCTTCTGCAGCTCTTCCAGCACCTCGGTGGCCTGATCGGCGTATTTCAGCGCCTGCAGGTAGTCCTTGTTCTGCAGGGAGCTGCGGGCCTTAGCGGTGAGCCCGCTCGCCTGGGTAAACGTCGGCTCCTGCTGAGTGTTCTTCTCGCCAGCAATGGCCTTGGTGCGGTCGTTGATGTCCTTCATCAGGGCATCCCGCTCTTGCACAGCCTTCTTCAGCGCAGCCTTTTCCTTGTCGGTCAGGCTAATCCTTTGCCTGGTGCCAGCCTCGGCGTCCTCCGTCATCTTCTCCTGCGCCGCCGCAGCTGCATCTGCAAGCTCGCTCTGGGCCTTGGCAGCAGCGTCGTTGGCATCCTTGGTCTTTTCAGCGTTCTCCCCGGCGATCTGGAACAGGTCGAAGTAACCATCACGGATGGTCTTGATCTCCGCCTCAACCTTCTGGCGGATCTCCTCCTTGCGCTTGGTGTACTCGTCGATGGCGCTGGGCTTCTCGGCTAGCTTGCTTGCCCCCTTCTCGCGATTCCCGCCCTTGTTGTCCCGCTTGGCAGGTTTTCCGGTGACGCTATCCGCTGCGGCCCGCATTGCCTTGGCCGCAGACTCGCCAAAGGAAGGGATCTTCTCGACCAGCTTGGAAAGGTCGCGCACGAAGTCGGCAAACTTCAGGCGCATGTAGTCCAGCGGATTGGAGAGCGCGAACTTCAGCCCCTCGAAAGCCTCTTCGGCGAACCCCCGGATCGACACAAAGCCAGCGTGCAACTGGGAGACGAGCGCAATGCCTAGGCGCTCGATCCACAGCACCTCCTTGCGCAGATAGGTCCCGATCTGCCACCCCGCAAACGCGGCGCCGACCAAGCCCAGCGCCCAGGTAAGCCCGCGCGCCGCCGTCTCGATGGTCGCCATCGCACGGGTTGCAACGGTGGCACTGCCCTGGGCCTCCGTTCCGATGCGGCGGAAACGCTTGGTGGCGGTCGCGACAAGCCCCTCTCCCATCACCTTGGTGGCGATCTTGTCGACCGCCGTGAACGCGCCGCCAATCTCCGTAAAGATCAGGCGCCCAAGAAAGCGCACCCCTTTCAGCAGCAAGCCGCCACCCAGCAGGTAGGCCAACCCCATCAGGACCGACTGCCCGGTTTCACCGGTGCCCTTCAGCCACTGGGCAAGCCCAGCCACCTGCTTGGAGATCTTGGTGATGACCGGCAGCGCTACCTCGCCAAGCTGGGCGAACGCGTTGTTCAGCGCTGTAGTTGCCTTCCTCGCCTCTACCGCAGCACCCGAGTTGAACCGCTCGAACTCGCGCTGCACGCTGCCGGCATACTTGGTCTCGTCCGCAACCTCGCGTAACTGCTTGCGGTACTCGGCCAGTGAGCCAGAGAGCAGGCTGATGTCGTCGGCGTACTCCTGCCCGAAGAGGACGGTGATGGCCTCGGCCTGGCCCCGGGTATCCAGCTTGCCCAGCTGCGCCAGGAAATTATCCAGTGCGGCCTGGGCGTCCACGTCCATGCTGCGGGTGAAGGCATCCACGTCACCTACCAGGTTCTGCAGTTCGGCCTTGAAGTCATCGGATTGAATGCCAGCGGTCTGCAGCTTGTTGAGCAGCGCGTTGATGCCGGTAGCGGCGACCTCGGGGGACTTGCCCAGCGAGATGAAGGTCGACGCCAGCGCGGCGATCTGCGTGTTGGCCAGCCCGAACTGCTTGCCGATACCACCAACGCGGCCCAGCACGTCCAGGATCTGCGCTTCGCTCGCGCGGCTGTTGTTGGCCAGTTGGTTGACCGCATCGAGCAGCGTGCCGGTCTTCTCAATCGGAATGCCGAGCACCGTGGACAGCGTCGAGATGGACTCCGTCGCCTGGGCGCTGCTCATGTCAAACGCTACGCCAACCTGTGTGGCCTGTTTCACGAAGGCCGCCACCTGATCGCCAGCAATACCGAACTGTCCCGCCAGAGCAGCCGCCTCGGCAAGCTCCGGCACCATGATGCCGGTTTCCTCCGAAAGCGCCTCCAACTGCGTATGCAGGTTGACGATGCCCTGCGGAGAGGAGAAGTCGACTCGGGCCTCCACCTTCTTCAGCGCCGTCTCCAGCCGCACAGCCGGATCAACAGCGGCCTTGATGGCGTAGCCGACCGTCGCAGCCTCCGCCGCCAGACCAAGGCCCTCCCCGCGCACAGCCGAGCGCCGCGATGCAAAGTCTTCCGCGCGATTCTGCGCCTTCTGGATACGCTGCAGCCGGGCCGATTGCCCAGCCAGGCGTTCCTGCTCCTTGGCCAGGTTGCGAACATCGATCCCGGCGGCCTGCAACTCCGTACGGTAGGTGTTGACCTGATTAGTCTGCGCAGCCATGTGGCGCTTGCTTCGCTCCAGCGCGCGCTGCGCCTGGGCCAACGCCAGATCGAGCTCCTTGATGGGCTGGCCAGCCCTTGCAACGGCACGGGCCAGGTCCTCGACGCGCTTCTTGTTGGCGAAGAACTCGGCGCTGGCTGCCTTGGCGGACTCCTTGGCCCGGTTGAAGCTGTCGATCAACTGGCTTTTCTTCGATGTCGCCTCGATCTCCTGCGCCAGTTGCCCCAGGCTCTTGGTCGCATCCTTGATGCTGTTGCGCAGCGCGGCAGACACGGCTCCGCCGATGACGATGCCAATCGACATGTCACTGCTCATTGGAAACCCCCTATAGCGATTTCATGAATGCCCGGAAATCCTCGTCCACAGCTCCGGCGGCGCGGGCTATGCAGAGCTTCAGGCGGTCATCCGATCTGCGGATGGCATTGAGGGCGCGGAGAAAGCCACGCAACTGGGGCAGCGTCATCTCGAGAATCGAGGCTCTGCTATGGCCACTTTCGATCAACAGTTGCGCTGTCTCGAAGAAATCGCCGCGACCAGCTCCACCAGGCTCGCCCGCAGTTGCGGCTGCAGGCGCAGGAAGAAAAAATCCAGATTCAACTCCACAGCAGCGGCCAACAGCCCCAGCAGGTCGTCGAGCGCCAGGCAGTCGATCTCCTCCGGGGTGCGCCGGGTTATCTCGGCCAGAATCTCCAGCAACGCCGGCCGGTGGTCCTCAAGGAGCCGCATGACATCGATACCGGCCAACGCCTGATCGAAGAGCCCCCCAAGGTCGGCGCCGCTCCGGCGAGCAGACTCCAAACCCTGGGCCAAGCCCTCGAACTCTGCGCGCAGAGGCACCAGGTGCCGATTGATTACGGGTACCTGGCGAAGCTGGATCAGGTGAACCTTGTACCCTGGCGCGCGCAGCGGGATGGGCACAGCCTCACCAATGAACTGCGACAGGCTCTGGTCAACGTCTGGTTCCACGTTCTGCTCTCCATAAAAAAACCCGCCGAAGCGGGTTAGGTTGAAGGTGATCAAAAATCAGCACGGCGCGGTTTACCCCGTGCCCGGTGGTGCGCGCTCTAGAGAGGCACCAGATCCACATCCAGCACACTCCAGCCGTAGAGGCTGTTGGGGTCCTGGGTGGGCGTTACGTTGCAATACACCATGTGCGGCAGCATGACGCCGTAGGCGTTGGGCGCGTCGACACGGCCGCGTACTGCGTACACGCCGCCCTGTCGCTCGATGAATCGTGTGGGGTAGGTCTCTGCCTTTACCCCGGTGGGTGACTGGAAGCGATTCTTTGCAATGTCCATACAGGCTTGCCAGGCGTGCCTTGAGGATTGCTCTGCCTCCCTGGGGCTCCGGGTACCGACCAGCTCCGATTGTGCGGGGGTGGTTACAAACACGTAGGCCCAGTTGGCCATGACAGCAACGAGCACCAACCCGGCTAACGAGAAACCGACCGGCCACAGCGCCTTCGGGTAGCGGTGTATGAAATAGCGCCAAAGCAGGAACGTGGGCACCGAGCAGACCATCGCGATCAGCGTCCAGAGCCCCGGGCTGCTGGCAGTGGTACGAATGCCCACCACCGAGATGCCGGTCACCAGCGTCATCACCACCAGCAGCAGCGCCACCCACAACGGCACCCGCTCGCGCGGAGGCGCCGGGGATGCGGCAACCGGCTTGGGCTGCTTCAGCCGCCCCACGATGGCCTGGCGCTGCTCTTCGAAATGCTCAGGGCAAAGGCCCGAGTCGGCATCCGTTGCGGGGGCTCCGCATTGCCTGCACGTCATCACACCACTCCCTGGTCCAAAAGGCTCTGAATGTATCAGAGCCTGTATTCATCCCCACGTCCGTGGGGAACAAGGGTAGACCAAGCGACCGGCTTTCTCGCCGCCCGGCTCATCCCCACTCCCGTGGGGAACACAGCCCTCGCAGCTCGCTCTTGGCCTGGGCGATCGGTTCATCCCCACACCCGTGGGGAACACACCTTGTGGGCGCCGGAGTGGATCAGGGTGACCGGTTCATCCCCACACCCGTGGGGAACACAAGCTCAACGCCGGCGCCACCGGCACCCCGGACGGTTCATCCCCACACCCGTGGGGAACACGCGATGTGGATCATCCGCTCGGCCTCTACGCGCGGTTCATCCCCACACCCGTGGGGAACACGCTACGTTCACGGTGTATTTGACGGTGCCGACCGGTTCATCCCCACACCCGTGGGGAACACCGAACCGTCAAAGAGATCACCCTGGCCAGTGGCGGTTCATCCCCACACCCGTGGGGAACACATCCACTGGCTCACTTCCCCACCTCCTTCAGCCGGTTCATCCCCACACCCGTGGGGAACACCCGGACAGGTGGGTATTACATGCGGAGCACTGCGGTTCATCCCCACACCCGTGGGGAACACCTGTCTGGTTCGACTACATCGAAGCCCAGGCCCGGTTCATCCCCACACCCGTGGGGAACACGTGCGTATACGCCAAGCCGAAGCCGACCGAGACGGTTCATCCCCACACCCGTGGGGAACACACCAAATCTAAACCACTGGCGTAAAAAGGAAAATTCCCTGCCGAATTCACTACCGATTTCTCAGCCTATCCCTCGGCATCACAACGCCGGCACCACCGTCAGCTTGTACGCATAGGGTCGGCCAGCCGAGCCCATGCGCACGCGCCTGTAGCCCAGCAGTTGCAGGGCGCTGCCGACGGCCATCTGTGTGCCGCGGTCGTTGATCAGTGCCAGGGCCTCGATGAGTTGCTGGCCGCTGAACCCCTCGGGCCAGTTGTTGGCCACCAAGTGGGCGCGGATGCGTTGTTGCAACTCGTACTGCCGGCGCTGAGGTTCGGGCAGGTCGGGCCCGTCGAGCCACTGGGTGGCGCCCAGTTCGGCGGCCAGGTCCACACCCGTGGCGCGCTCCGCTGCCTGGTTGGCGCGGGTGGCGGCCAGCCGCCGGGCCATGCCCATGGCCCGGCCGGTGGTGTAGAGGGCACGGAACACCCGGCCGGCGCTGACGATCTCGTCGGCGGCCACATGGGGGGCCATGGGTGCGGGGGCATGGTCCGGCTCGGTGGGAGCCGGCGGCATGATGTAGGCGCCGTGCCGGCGGATGCTCGGCAGCACTTCGGCGGTCACCCAGCGTTTGAAATGCTTGGCCGAGGCCTTGCGGCTGCGCAGGATCGCCGAGTACAGGCCGGACTCGTTGATAACCAGCATTTCCTGAGCGCCGCCAGGGGTGTGCACAATCTGCATACCCTTTTCATCTTCATCGAGATTACGGGTCATCTGCGGAGCAGCTGGGTATCCAAGCGAAGCAGCAATGTCAGCAGCAACCCACCACGGCTCACCCTCTACCAGCACAACCCGTACGACCGCGCCAGAGAATGAGAACTCCATTGGCATGCCCATGCTCATTCCTCCCCACGCAGGCCGCTGATGGACGAGCCCAGCAGGGCCTGTACCGTTTCCAGCAGGTACACGGTGGCCCAGGCCTTGTTCTCCTCGTCCCGCCCATCCGCGACCTCCTGGGCCACGACGTGGGCCTGGGTCAGGCAGGTATCGAGCAATGCAGAGGCATATTCCAGAGCGTGAACAACGGGGATGCCTGACTGCACGGCCAGGGCGTTGAGCCTGGGTGAGATGGCCGCGAATGAGCGGGTGACAGTGCAAGCGGAAACGGATGCGATGGTTTGCATGGCAGTTCTCCAAGACTTCAGCTTTCCCTGCGCCCCAGGCCAATGGGGTGAGCAGAGCCGTGCGGGTTGGCCTACCGGGTCTTGGAACCGGCCACTCTTGCGAGTGCCCACACGACTCCGCCCATAACGGAGCCATGCAGTGGACACAAAAAAACCGCTTTGAGGCGGTCATGTATCCGCCAAGACTTCCGGGAGGCCAATCCCAGGCCGCAGGATTGACTGCGACGGCACCACATTAGGCAGCGCCATGGAGCGTGTCAATACCGGGGCTCGCCCCTCGCCGCCCTGGCTACTGGCGTTGTCGGCTTCGAAATGGCCAGGGTAAGGCTCTGGGCTAATCTGGCTTCATTTTCTGTACGCCATGAAAAACCCGCCGAAGCGGGTTTTGATTAGTCGAGGTACTAATATTCCTCTTTACTTCCATCAGAATAAAGGACCTTGCCGAGCTTGAAATTCAGACGAACGTTTTCCTGCGTTTCATTTCGAAGATTTCGATTGCTTGCAATGAATTCGTTGTAATCAATTGACCCATCCCAAGACAGGCTTTGCCCTGCAGACAACGCTTCATTAACTCTTACGTTAGACCTCAGAATCACGTTCCCAAGCAGGTCGGTGAACTCAAAAACCCCATCAAACGCACGTATATCTTTAGAGCCGTCATTCTTGAAAAGAATGCTGATTGTTATCTTGTCATTACCAAACTCACCCTCGTCAAAGCCCTTACCAATAAGGGCAGCACTCACCACCTGTGCCGGAACAGAGGGCTTTGGAGGATCAACAGTATAGCCGCCAGAACTGGTAGTAGGCTGAGTGGAACCTGTTTGATAGTGAGATGTATCAAGTGCATTGCCCACGAGCCCAAATATCGAGATGCCTCCGTAGACGATGACCACTATTATAATTGCAGCCGGAATTGTTGCGAAAACCCACTTAACCATAAACATGACCATAGACCAAAAGCTCATGTTTATATCTACAACAACGACAGGCTGAGCCCCAGGGTACTTTGTAATTGCATTTCTCATTGCCGGTGGCGCCTTGGCTATTGAAGCACTCAGTTGTGCTTCCGCCTTTTTCTTCTCGGCCAGCTCGGCCATATGCCGTGCGTGACCCTCGTAATTTATTCCACAACTAACACAATCGTTAGGACTTCTTTGAACTTCCGAAAGTGTCGGCTCGTAGTTGCATTTGGGGCACTGCATGTCCATCCCTCCTTGGCTTCAAAGGGCCGAATGTAGCAGAGCACCAACGTCAGACCCAGCGCTTGACTGGATGGATTTCCAGCTACGAGGCCGCTGTGCAGCGTAGTAGCGTTCTGAATCCACACACCAAGACCATGGAGGTCACGATGAGTAACTCGCTCACCCCCAAAAGCCCCGCACACGCTGCCGCTCTGGATGTAGTCCTTGCTGCAATTGCGAGCATTGAGCAGCTCACGCATTCGACACCCTACGAAGAAAGCGGGCGGCAAGTTGCGGCCTTCGTAAACACCTTGTTCAACGAAACTCTCAAGAACTTTCAGAAAAGCTGACAGGAACGGCATCCAGATCAGATAACTGGGTGCCTTGGGTGCATTCGAACCAGAACGCTCATTTCTTAGGGACAAAACATGAAGACTCGCGAACACTACGAGGCGACCTATCGCCTGCGCCATGCAGAGGGGCAGCTCGCCTACACACTTACTGTTTTTGGCGACGAACTTGCGAAACGCCAACAGTACAAAAGCGATCTTGATGGGCTAGAAGCTGTCTATTACTACCTCATCCAGAAGCATCACTGGACCCCCGCCGTAGTCAAGGGGATGAGCTATGAAGACCTCCGCTTTGCGCTTTCGGAAGAGATGAACGGGTTTGTCTTGCCGAAAGAGGCGATTTTCCGGGACTGAAACGTGCTTGTTGCTCCAGGAGGATTGCCGTCCGAGCTTCAAGGAGTGCAATTGCGGCTTTCGAATTTTTCATAATCACCTCAACTCTCACAGGCCCTGATGTCAGGGCCTGTGTTATCCGATCCAAGGCAGCCGGTCAGGCTGCCAGCTCCTTCTTGATTCGGAAATACTTCGAGACACCCGCACCGACCTTGGTGTCGTCGCGCAGTACCTTGGCCGTTGCCTCGAAGCCGCCGAAATCGTCGGTGTTGATCCAGTCCATGGTGGTGGCCAGGTTGAGGCGGCACAGGAAGAACCTGGCCTCGACGCGCTTCTGGGTGCCGGCGGCGTTCTCGCCCTCGAAGAGGAATTCGAACGTCTTGCCGGAGTTGGTCAGGGCCTCGATCACGTCTACGGCCGCGGCGCTGTAGTCGACGCTGACCTTGTACGGGTTGCCACTGGGCGCGGCCTTGATGGCGGCCTCCAGGGCGCCACCGGGCACCACTTCGATGCCGGAGCCGGTCATGTTCCAGTCGTCGAACTCGTCGAAGGTGGCGGTGCCGGCTTCGTTGCTCACGCTGGAGATGGCCAGGGGCATCCGCTCCAGGGCGATGGTGCCGCCGACTGCAGCGGTGTGCTTCTCACCGGTGACGGTGGAGGCGGCCACGCTGGTGGCGCTACCCCATACCAGGGCAGCCAGCACCCAGGTGTAGATCTCGCGGAAATTGATGCTGAGCCCTACGGAGGTGACGCGGTCCAGGCTGTCGTACTCGCCACCCTGGGGGGTGGTGGTGTCGGTCAGGGACAGGCTGTTGGTCTCGGTGGTGTGCTGGATGGTGCTGACCAGGCCGACCTTCTGGAAGGGCAAGCCGCTGCCCGCTTCGCGGGCCTTCAGGTGGCCGCCGATGACGACGGTCTCTTTTCTGGTTGCCATGCTCGGTCACTCCTTGGTGGCTGCGGTTGCTGGGCCCCTGAGCTTCTGGACGCTCTGGAGGAACGCCTGCTGCTTGGGGGTGACGCGGATCGTGTCGCCGGCCTGATAGTCGACGCCGTTGTGGCGGTGCTCGCTGGCGAGTTCTACCTCGACCAGTTGCGGGGGTTTCGCGGTGCTCATCGACGGATCTGCTCCTGGATGATGGTGGTGATGTGGACGGGGACGAGTACCCCGGCATGGCGCTGGCCCTCCCCTGGCGGGAAGGATTCGGTGGCGCCGAGCGATAGAGCGGTGACCCCTTTCGGGAAGCCCTCCGGGGCGCCGGCCATGCGCGGCATGAGGGCCTGACAGATGTCCAGCTCCATGGCCTCGAGCGCGTCCTCGTAGTTGAGGAGGCAGGCCTTGACCAGGCCGATGACGAAGAAGCCGCTGTGCATCCTGATTGCCCCCGGGCCTGGCTCTGGCGGCCTGTTCTTCGCCCGTTGGATCAGGGCGAACTGGTCGGGCAGGTCCTTTTCGTTCAGCACTTCGTTCAGCCACCCGGTCAGGACCTGGTAGCCGATGTCGGTTCTGAAGCCTTCGGCCGTTGTGATGCCCTGGACGCGGGCCACGAGCGCCCGCCGCACTTCGGTCAGTACGTTGCTCATTCGACCTCCGTGCAGACTGCGGTGGCGATGTGGCCGTCGTCGTCCAGCAGGTCATCGACCTGGAACATTGCGCCATCCAGGCAGAACAGGCCGCCCCGCTTGACGCGGGGCAGGCAGCGCTTCTGCCAGGTGACGCCGACCGCGCCGGTGACGATGATGCCCTCGGGCCCCTGGTGGGACAGGTTGCGATCCACGATCAGTCGCAACCCGCCTACGCGCAGGCCGTAGCGGGTGTCCTGGTACTCTCCGATGCCATCGCAGAGGGAGCCCATGATCATGTCGTCCGCGCGGCCCATGGCGGCCGCGAACTTCATGGCTTGCGGGTCAGCTTGATGTTGGCGCGGGGCCGGGTGCAGATGTGCAGCGGGTTGGACTGCGCTTCGCCCTTCACGCCCTTGCCGAAGGCCATCGGTTCCAGCTTGGCGTAGTACGGCAGGCCGGGTGTGTTGACCGTCTCCATGTAGTTGGCCGGCGCGAAGATGGTCTTGAACAGGTCCGGGGCGTTGTCAGGCACCACGTAGGCATCGTCATCCCCCACGAACGGGGCGCCTGGCAGCTTGCCGCGATAGCGAATCCACAGCACGCCGCCGAACTCGAACGCCTCGCGGCGATCCCCGCGCAGCTGGGCTGCTGCCTCGCTGGCGAGGTAGGTCTCGCGCACGGAGTCGGCGCCAATGAGGGCCTTCCAGAAGTTGCGCCCTGCCCAGCCGATCTGCCCGCTGTAGGGCGTGGTGCCCATGGCGTCTTCCTGCAGGTCGAGCACGTCGACCAACTGGGCGCTGACGTCGTCTGCGAAGTCGATTTCGATGCTGTGCTGCTCGATGCCGAAGCGCTGGTAGAGGTCCAGCAGCGTCGAGCCGTCCTTGTTGAGGATGAGGCCCTTGATGGCTCCGACCCGCTGGAATTCGTGGGTCAGGTCCAGCTGCAGGCGGGTCTTCTCCAGGCGCTGGTTGACGACGTCCTGGGCCACTTCCAGCTCGGTGCGCGAGCCGAAGGCGCGAATGCCCTGGATCTCATCCGCGTAGATGGTGAATTCCTGCGGGAGGTGCACGCAGTTGAAGGGGATGAGTTCGCGACCGGCCTTGAGCACCGGCTGGCCCGGGGCGCCGCGCGGCACCGCATCGACCAGCTCCAGGGTGTCGCCGTCCTTCTCGATCTGCTGGGTGACGGTGGCGCTGGGGGTTTCGCTGAACAGGCCAGCGGCGGCGATCTGCCCCGGGACGATGTGGTCGGCGTTGATGGCCACGGCCAGGTTGGGGACCGAAAACGCCTCGTCTTCGAAAATGGAAATCTCAGCCATCATGGGCTCCTTGAAATGACGAGCCCCGCATCAGCGGGGCTCAGGGTGTCAGGTTGGGGTGAGGGGTCAGGGTCGGATGACGATGCCCAGGCCGGCGAAGTCGGTGCGGGCGGGGGCGTCCAGGCCGATCAGGGCCCGCTCGACCACCTCGGCGTCACGGACGATGGCCACGGCCTTTACGTCGGTGTCGGTGGCATCCACCGGGGCGAACAGGATGCCGCCTGCGGTGCGCCGGCCGTCGTCGGTGCCGGTGTCGCTGTAGGGGCCCCACTCGCCCTGCCCGGCCTTCACGGTGAAGGTGAAGCCGTCACCCTTGGCGAAGTCGGTGGCACCGTCGCCCAGGGTAAAGCTGAGCCCGCCGACGCTGAAGGCGGTGCCCACCTTGCCCTTGCCCAGCACCTCGCCACCCGGGGTGCGCACTTCGAACTCGCCGCCGTTGGCGACTGCCTTGGTGATGCTGAGGGTGTAGACCCCGGTCAGGGCCTCGCTGGTGACGGCGGCACCGGAGACGACGCCGTTGCCGGTGTTGCCGGCATTGGCGGCGCTGCTGATGGTGTTGCCGCTGGTGATGCGGCCGATCACGGTGCCGGCATCAAGGATGCCGGAGCCGGCGGTGATGATGATCATCTCGCGGCTGCGGGTTCCGTTGGCCTCCGAGAGGAGGAATGCGCCCGCGTGGGGGCGCTCTTTGCGGATGTTCATTTACGGGCTCCTTTGGCCGGCTGGCGGCGGCTCTGGTAGATGGCAATCGGGTCGAGCGCCGGGCGCTCGGGTTTGTCCTGCAGGGTCTCCAGCGGCGGCTGATTGCTCAGCTCGACCGTGCCGCTTCGGGCGGCGACCTTGTCGTAGAGCAGCGCCTTGGCGGCTGTCTCGTCGGCGCCGCTGGCCAGCAGGCCACCCAGCTCGCCGGGCAGCTTGGCCATGTCACAGAGGGCCTTGAGGGCCTTGCCTCGGTCGATCACTGCGCGGATCTCCGCTTCGCCCTTCAGGCCCCAGGCCTTGAGCAGCTGCGCGGAATGGTCCTGCAGGCCGGCCTCCTTGCAGGCGGCCAGCAGTTGGCTGGTGAGTGCCACCACCTGCTCGGCGCTGGGTGCCGGTTCGTTCTCCGGCGCCGGGTCTGCTGGCGGGTCGGCCGGGGGGTCGGCGGGCGGGTCCGAGGCCAGCAGGGCGCGGGCCGATTCGGGCAGGTTGCGGAACCGGTTGAGGATCTTGCCGCGTTCGCTGTTGCTCACCAGCGGCTGGGAGTCCTGCAGCACTTCGTCCACGAAGCCGGCGGCCTTGGCCTCCTCGGCAGTCATGTAGGTTTCTTCGGTGATGAGGCGGCGCAGCTCGGCCTCGTCGAGGGTGAGCGGGCGGTGCTGGTAGCTGGCGACGATGGCGTCGGTGGCTTTGTCCATCATGTCGGCCATTCGCCGCAGGTCGTCGCTGTCGCCGGCCATCCAGGTCCAGGGGTTGTGGATCATCCACAGGGCGTTGTCGGCCATCTCGACGCGGTGGGCGCCACTGGCGGCCACGCTGCCGGCGCTGAAGCAGGCCCCGACCACGCGCGCGGTGCAGCGCTCGCCCAGGCTGGCCAGCAGGTTGTGCATGGCGATGCCGTCGAAGCAGTCGCCGCCGATGGTGTCGAAATACACCACCACCGGCGACACGCCATCGTCGGCGGCCTTGAGCGAGGCGACGAAGTCACCGGAGCTGAGGCCCCAGGTGCCGATCTCGCCGAAGACATAGGCCTCGATGACGCGCTGGGTGCCCTCGCCCTGGGCTTTGATGCTGTACCAGTGCTGGTCCTGCACCTGGGCCTGGCCGGCTCGGTTCAGTACCCGGGGCCGGGCAAGGGTGCCCATCCCCAGGCTGACCAGCAGCATGGCCACGGCCAGCCGGTAGCTCAGTTTGGTGTTCATGTCGTTACCTCTTTGCGGTTCGCCGCCGGGGCGACGGGGTCGGATGTGTATTGCAGGCCGAGCCGGGCGGCGCGCTGCTGGTCCTGGGCGTTCTCGTCGTCCACCTGCTCGGCGTCCATGCCGGTGCGCAGCACGTGCTCGGTGCGGCTGGCGAGGCCGCCCTTGATCTCCAGGATCTTGCCCTGGGGGTCCTGGACGGGGTGGATGTAGGCCCAGCCCTGGGGTACCCAGCGGGTGCGTTGGTATTCGCGGCGGCGCCGGGTGTAGTCCGGCAGATCGATGGCGCCACTCAGTACGGCGGTGTCGAGCCAGGCCTGGCGCACCGGGCGGCAGAGCTGGAAGACGTAGACCGCGTGCTGCAGCTGCTCGATGCGGCGGCGGAACTCGTTGATCAGCACCCGCAGGACGCGGTCGCTGATGTCGCCCATGTCGCCGGTCAGCAGTTCGTAGGGCAGGTCGACGCCGACAGCGGCGGCCTGCAGCTGCTGCCGCATGAACTCGACATAGGAATTGCCGGCGTCCGGGGGGTCGGAAAAGATGACTTCCTCCCCCTCCTCCAGCTCCTGCATGGTTCCGGGCTCCAGGGCCACCATGGAGGCGCCGTCACGGTCCGCCACGGGGGGCAGCCCTGAGACCGGATCGAGGTTGAGCCGGGTCTCGTTGACCGGCCGCTTGATGAAGCCGGCGAACAGGTTGGCCACCTCCTGCCGGAACAGCACGGCGTCGTCGTAGTTGTCCAGGGACTTGAGCCGCAGCAGCACCGGTGCGAGCCGGGGGATGCCACGCAGTTGGCCGGACTCCAGCGGCTCGAAGATGTGCAGCACTTCGCTGGCCGGCACCCGGTAGAGTTCGTTGTATCCCTGGCTGGCGGCAGTGTCGCCGGGGTGGTAGCGGTACATGAGGTACGCCACCCGCTGCCCTCGGCGGTCGAACTCGATGCCCGCGCGCACCAGGTTCCCGCTTTTGGTGCGGAAGTTCTTGTTCGCGGGGACGAACTCGGAGGGCAGCAGTTGCAGCTGCAGCGGTACCGCGTAGCCGTCGTCCGCGCGGCGGTTGCGCAGCCGCACGAAGCACTCGCCGCTCTCCTCGACCATCCGCGCGACGAGCGCCTGCTGGCCGTAGAAGTCGGTGAGGTTGTCGGCGTCGGACTCGTCGGTCCAGTCGTCCCACAGTTCCTGCAGCGCGGCGCGGATGGCCGGGTCCTGGATCTTGGCGCGCGGCACGATGCCGGTGCCGATCAGGCTGCTGACCCGCTTGGAGATGGCGCTGAAGGCGTAGGGGTCGTTCTTGACCGCCGCGCGGCTGCGCTTGCGCAGGGTCGGCAAGGCGGCGGTGGCGAGGGCGTTGAGCGAGGCGTCCGGCGCGTCCCAGCTGGCTGCGCGCCGACCGGTGCCGGCTGACTCGTAGCTGGCCCGCACGCGCTTGGCGGCCTGGCGCGGGCGACTCATAGGACCCCCTTGCCGCCGTGGCTCAGGCGGATCTGTTTCGGGCTGCGCCGGGCGGCGTTCCTCTCCAGGCCGACCTGTTCGACGCATTGCAATTCCAGTTGCCTCAGTGCGCCCAGGTCGGCCCTTTCCAGGGTCCGGTCCCCTTTGCGAACGCTCTGCCCGTATTTGAGGATGTCGGAGATCGACTCCCGCACTTCTGCAAGCCGTTGTTCGGCTGGAGACATGGTCACCTCCGTTTCAGGTAGCTGCTCCGGGTGAAGCGGCGCCCCAGTGGGTTGGGTTGTTTCGGTGCAGCCGCTGCGGGCGCGGCGCTTTCGCGCTGCGGCTCCGGGGCGGCCGGGTTGCTGAGCTGTGGCACCGGGTCTGCGAACAGGCTGGCCTGGGACACCGCCTGGCGGAGCCGGGCCCAGTCGTTGACGCTGTAGCGGTTCATGCCCAGGTAATGGGCCATGGCCAGGTTGTAGGTGAGCAGGTCGAGCCCTTCGTTGCGGGCCGACTTGGGCTTCACATACTCAGTGCGCTTGTGGCCCTTCACGTAGCGGGTGATCTTCCGTTCGGCCACGATCTGGTCGTAAAAGTCGTCCGCCAGGTCCTTGGAGAAGTGCAGCGCGCCGGGCCCTTCGGCCAGTGGATAGCGGTTGTAGATCCAGTCCTTGGCGGTGTCGGTGCCGATCATCCACAGCTCGACGCCACCCTTTTCCGTTTTGCCCTGCCAGGTGTAGTCCACCTTCGAAGGCCGCTGCGCGATCACGGGCCGGCCGGGCTTGCTGTGGCCACGGATGGCCAGGACGTTGCGCCAGCGCCGCAGGCGGGCGAACTGGTAGACCTCGTCCGTGTGGTGGCCGCCGGAGTCGATGGCGGTGGCGACGATGGCCAGCTCGACGCCCGAGGCGTGCCGATAGCGGCGCTTGAGCTGCTCGTCGAGCAGGTCCCAGGTGCGCAGGTCGGAGGGGTTGCCCATCAGCACCTGGTGATCCACCACCCAGCGCTCCATACCTTCGCCCCAGCCGATCACCAGCAGCTCCAGGCGGTCGCCCTGGGTGTCCACGGCGGCGGTCAGGATGACGGCACCATTGGGCACCTGGCCCAGGGGGTAGTCTTCGGCCCGCGCCTTCAGTTCGCTGGCGTTGGTCATTTCCTGGGAGGCATCCCAGACCCGTGCCAGGCGGGTGTTGTAGAACACCTGCATGGGCTCCAGGTCGCCACGCTCCTCGGCGCGCTTGGCCTTGACGTACTGCTTGGCCAGGCCGGCCCAGCTGACCCAGCCAAGGGGCGCATACAGGGCGTTGAGGTAGAAGCCGACCGTCTCGCCATCCCCCGTGCCGTGGGCGCGCCATTCGCCGTTGGCGAGCATCCAGGCCTTGCTCGACTCTTCGATCTGCGCGTGGCATTCCTCGTTGGCGCAGAGGTAGTCGACGCGGGCGAAGTCGTCGCTGTACTTCAGGTTCTCCCACTCCAGCACCTGCATGTGCCGGCAGTGCGGACAGGGCACGTAGTAGTGGCGCTGGTCGCTCTGCTCGAACAGGTCGGCAATCTTCGACACGCCCTTGATGGTGGGCGAGCTGGAGTAATAGAACTTGGCGCGGCGGCCGAAGGTGGAGCCGCGCGCCTCGGCCAGTTCGACTGGGTCACCCTCGCCGTTGATGTCGATCTCCCAGCGGTCGATCTCGTCGCCGTAGATGTAGCGCGCCGCCAGTTCCGCGAGGTTGGAGGCGGAGCCGGCCGTGGTGCAGTACAGCGTCCCGCCCTCGAATTCCTTGGTGTCGATGGTGTTGCGGGCGTCCCGGGAGCGAGCCTTGGCGACCCGTGCCCGCAGCTGGGGAACGGCGTCGATGTTCTTGCCGATCCGCGAGGAGACCCGCTTGGCCAGGCCGAGGCTGGGCAACAGCGCGAGGATGTTGGCCGGCGCCCGGTGGATGCAGGCGCCGATCCAGTTCAGGCCGATCTGGGTCTTCATCAGCTGCGAGGCCACCATGGTGACGACGCGCTTGGCGGGGTGCGCCGGGGACAGGCACTGCATCGGCTCCCGGGCGTAGGGCGTGCGCTCGGTGTGGTACTTGCCGGGCTCTGCCGCGCCGGCCTCGCGGGGGATGCGCTGGAACTCGTCGGCCCACTGATCGACCCACAGCTCGGGGTCGGGAGTCAGGCCCCTGACGTATGCCGCCCGGTACGCGGCGGCACCGTCGGCATAGTGGTGGTGCATGGCTATGCGGCCTCCTCGGCCTCACTGTCGTCAGGTGGTTGGATCTGGCTGGCGGCGTCGACCAGGGCGGCACGGATCAGCGCCGTCAGCCGCTGCTCCATCTCCCAGGGATCGGTGATCGCCACCAGCTCCCCGGCGACCTTGGTGGGCAGGCCCATCAGCAGGTCGCGCAGGGTGCGGGCTACGTCGAACGCGGTGCGGTCGACCACCTCGCGCTCCACCAGCTCGCCGCGACCCTTGCGGAACTCGTCTTCGGCCAGCAGCGCCAGGTAGTGCTCGCGGTGTGCGCGAGCCTTCTGGAAGTTCGCGCTGCCGCCGCCAGGCTGTGGTGGTAGGGAAGCCGGGGCGGCGGGGGTGACGTGGGCGTGCACGTCCTTGTCGGCACGGTCGCGCTGGTGACGCTCGGCCACCGCGGCCTTGCTCGGGTCGCTGGACTCGGCCAGCAGCTGCTCGGTGGCGGCGACATCGATCTTTCCGCCCTCGTCCAGGACCAGGCGGCCCTGGGCCTTCAGCTTGGAGACGTAGGCGCGGGACCAGCCACGACGCGCCGCGAACTCCGATTGGGTCATCAACTCCATGACATGGCCCCTGTTAACCGGGCAGGCCGAGGCGAGTTAACCGGTTAACCCCTGTTAACTAACCTCCAGACCCTGCCACTAATTCAGAAACGGGGCTCGAATTACCCCTGTTGGGTGCCCCCTGTCAGGGGCCCCGGGTCAGCGCTTTCGCCGGGTGCGGAGCGCTTCGGCCATCGCGCGGCGGAACTGCTCGGGCAGCTCGGTCCGGGCGACCTGCTCGGCGATCTCGAAGAAGTTGAGCGCCGAGCGGTAGGTCGGCGTCTTGTTCACGAACGCCAGCACGATGCGAAGCCCTCTACGTGCGTCACTCGTCCGCTCTGCAACCGCGAAGGGACCGCGCCTCTTGTCGTGCATGACGAAGTAACGATTGTTCCTCTTCGCCTTGCTCTGCTTGCTGTCCGTTGCGTTCGCCTTGTAGCCCTCCTCCGTGTAGAGGCCGGCACCACTGAGGATCTTGCCGATCAAGCCGCTCGACATGTTCCCGAACTGGTCCAGCTCAGCGCGACGCCCCGGGAGAACGTACTGCCCATGCTTCAGAACCCCTCGGCGTCGCAGCATCGAGTCGATGGCCTTGTGGCTTCTCGGCCCGCCGAAGATCTCGGGCGTCAACCATTTGGAGGCCGCCCTACCCTTGCCCCATACACCCTCGCGCCCGATCAGGTTGCCCTTTCCGTTGCGAGTCCTGCCGTCCTTGATCCATACCCGCGCTTCCAGCCTCTGCTTGGTTGCGGGTTCAAGGAACAGGCTGTTCAGGGTGGCGGGCGTGGGCCGGTCGAACACGACCGACATCTCGGCCCGGATGTCCTGAGCCACCACCTGCGCGGTTCGGGTAAGGGCCAGCGCCATAGCGAACGGCAACTGTGTGCGCTCGATGTCGCTCAGACCGGCGAGGGCTTCCTCCAGGCCCGAGGCTGTTACAGAGAACACCTCTACCCCTCGCCCTTCACGGCGCCGCGCAATTCGCGGATCAGCTCCAGCAGCGTGCGGCCCTTGCTCGCCTCGGTGTAGGCGAACCAGCCTCGCACCGAGACCCAGGCGGGCAGGCCGCACACGAATACCACCGCACCCAGGCCGAGCAGCCCTATGTCGTCGTTGATCCAGTGGCCGATATCCAGCCAGCGGATCACGAACGCGCCGCCCAGCAGGCTGGCCACCACGGTGCTGATCAGCGCCACGGTGAACTCGCGGGCGGTGCGCGGCAGGGTCATGGCCATCACCACTACGGCGACGGCCACGGTAGCGAACGCCCCGAGGGCGCCCAACTTGTACAGGGCCAGGCCGCCAACAGCTGTGGTAGCTGGCTCCGTCATGATTGCTTTCCTCATTGCTCTGCCCTCGTCGGGCCAAAAGAAAACCCCGCCGAGGCGGGGTGCGGGTGGCCCATCTCAGGGGCCGGCACCGCCTGGCGGTGCGAGAAATAAAAAACCCGGCACATCGGCCGGGTTTGGTGTGTTGGTGCTGGGTGCACCTCTTCGAAGATGCGTGATTTATACCCCTCCAATCCGGTGGCAGCAACGCAAAAGCGCTGCCACCACACCATCAACGGAAACGCACCGGCAATCAGCGGCGATATAACACCACTGGCTACAGCGCCGCAGGCCCGCCGACCTTGCGCCCCACACCGAAAGCAGCAGGCAAGACGCACAAACACCAGCAGCATCAATGCCCTTCCCTACCGTCCTACCTTGATATTCCTTTCTCACGTAAAGGAAGGGATATAAATACGCTGCGCGTGACGCGCGCGCGTACCCCTGCCTGCGCACCTCACGTGCGGGCGTCATGAAAAGGTGGGCTAGTAGGACGACGCCAGATATGGCGCCGCTTTCAGGCGTCCCCCCAGCAAAAAAGCAGGGAAGACCATGCGAGGCGAAGCGCGAAATCACGCTACGCGCTCCAGCAGCATACCGGCAATTTCCAGGTGGGCGGAATGCAGGCGCTCATAGAACTGCGTTCGGCCACAGCCACACGCCTCCCACTTCAGGTACTCCGGCTTGTTCCGATACACGTAGTGCTCACGCACCACCCGTGCGAGAACCGGCGCGAGGTGCTTATTCACGATCAGCTCGATGTCCGCACTCCAGGACAGCAGCATCCGCGACTGCCTGGCCGAGCCGCGAATCACCTCCCCTCGGCAGTCCATCAACCGGCCCAGCACGCTGCCGGTGCCCACCTCGGCCCCTTCCGGGCTGTGCATGTCCCTCGCCCAGAGCTGCAGCATCTCATCCATTTCCGGGATCAAAACGCGCTCTCCTTCTTCAGCGGCATGGGCTGCTGCCCGCGCTTCCAGTCGTTGGGCTTCTGGTACTCATAACCACGCACACCGCCCGGCCCCGAGCCCTTGCGGCGCCGCGGCCACTTCAGCCGATGCATGATCTTCCCGACCCGCATCTGCTCCGGCTTGCCCCAGTGACTGGGATCGATGTTCAAGGCCTTCTCCAGGATGTGCGCACCCGTCACCGCGTCACCGATGTGCTGGTGCATCAGGTAATGGATGATCGGCTCCTCCCACATGTCGGCCTGGTAGCGCTTGTCCTGCTCGGCTGCAAACAGCTCCGCCTCATCACGCTCCACCCACCACACATCGCCCGCGCGATAGGCTGCCACGGCCTCGGCCCATAGCTGCTCGCGGCTGGCCCGTAGCCCCTCGATGTCCACGCGGGTGCAGGTCACCGGCCAATAGCGGCGGTTGCCCGTGTCGTCCTTCAGGTACTCGTCCTGGTTGGTGGTGCCCACGAACACGCACTGCCGGGGCACATCCAGCACACGGCGGCCGTAGCTCTCGCGGTAGGTGTCCACCGAGGCGCTGAAGAACTGTTTCGCCCGAGTGCTCTCCGCCTTGTTGAAGGCATCCAGCTCGCCCAGCTCGACGATCCACTTACCCCGGATCGCCTGATAGCCGTCCTTGTCGCCCAGGTTGAACGGCGTATCCATGAACCACTCGCCGCCCAGCACCGCCATCGAGGTCGACTTGCCCGCGCCCTGCAGGCCCTCAAGGATCAACACCGAGTCCGCCTTGCAGCCGGGCGAGAACACCCGCGCAACGGCCGACACCATCCAGCGCTTCCCTACCCGCCGCACGTACTCGCTGTCCGGCACCCCCAGGTGGTTCTGCAGCCACTGCTCCAGGCGCGGGGTCCCGTCCCAGGCCAGCCCGTCGAGGTACTGCCGCACCGGGTGGAAGGCATTGTCATGGGCCACCGCGTTGACTGCCTCCAGCACCGTCGCGGACTTCACGCACAGCCCGTACACATCCGCCAGCCAGAGCGTCACGCGCACGTCGTCCAGGTCGGACCAGTCCCCCGGCGCGCCACCATAGGGCGGCGTCTTCAGCTTGCGGATCTTCGAGCTGAAGGAGTCATAGGCGATCACCCCCTTCCAGCGCCGGTCATTCCCCAGGATCAGCGCCACGTTGAACGCATGGGCCACCATCCCGCCCTTCGCCGTGAACAGCAGCTGCTCCCGCCACGGCTCGTCCGCGGCCGGCTTCACCGCCGCCATCACCTGGCGGCGCACCGTCTCCAGCCCCTCCGCACAGTGCAGGTCGTTGAAGTCCGTCCAACGTTCCTCGCGGTCGTTGTCGAACACCGGCAGCACCACCTGCCCACCGGTCACCGTCGCCGCGTTCTCCGCGCGGATACGCCCCGTGTTGTGGGGCTTGCCGTTAATCACCGTCTTCCAGTCATCGTCCGCGCAGAACAGCAACTGCCGGCCCGGATAGCGCTCGCGCAGTGCCTTGCCCACCGGCAGCAGGTTGCCCGCATCGAAGCACACCACCGTCGGCAAATTGGTCGCCATGTGCAGGCTCGCGCCGGTCGCGTAGCCCTCGCACACCAGCACCACATCACCCGGCTCCGGGTCGGGGCCGATGATGTGGGCCGCGCCTTCCTTCTCCAGCCCGTAAGGCCAGTAGGACTTGTCCCGGCCGGTATCCGCCTGCACCTGCGGATACAGCACCTGCAGGCCGCTCAACTGACCGTCCTTAACCCGCCGCATCGGCACCAGGGCGGCGCCCGACTTCTTCGAGTAGCGCAGCCCGAAGGCCACCACCCGCTTGCGCTCCACGTACAGCGAAGTCCCCTTCTCCGGCAGCTTCTTCCACATCGCCGCCGCGCGCCGGGCGGCCGTACGGTGCTTGCGCACCTCGGCCTCGGCGGCCTTGCGCTGGCCCTCCTCCGCCCGCTTCTTCATCACCTCCCGGTCCTCCGCCGAGAGTCGGCCACCCTTGGGCTTGATGCGCTGCCAGCTGCCCTTCTCGCCCTGGCGCCAATCACCGTAAGCGCCGCAGTAGATCGTCCGGTGGTCGCTGGTCAGGTGCTCGTAGATCACGTACCAGCCCGTCTTCTCCGGCGCCTTGTCGTTCTCCGCCTCGCAGCGCACCCGCTTGCCCACCACCAGCGGCGTAGCGGGCCGCAGCCCGTAGTCCTGCAGTTGCTTGAGCACGTCATCCAGCAGATCGAAGTCAGCCATAGAGCACCGCCCTCCGGTGGTCGTTGATTTCCTGGCAGCCAATGCACAGCGTGCACCCCTGCCCCTTCAGCGCCTCACGCCGGGCCTGCGGAATCTCCTCCCCGCAGTCCTCGCACGTCTCCAGGCACTCGGCCTCGGCACGGCTCAACAGGCTTCGCTGGAAAGCCTCCATGGACAGCTCGTGTTGCTCATCAGCGCGATCGGCAAGGTCAGCCATGGTCGACGCCCTCCCGATGCTTCTTGCGCACCGCCGCCCCCAGGCGGAACACCGCCTGTACCAGTCGCTCGGCCAGCAGCTCGAACTCGGCCAGCTCATAGGCGTCGAGCCTGTCGTCATCCAGGCTCTTGCTCAGGTGCTGGGTCAGCTCGCCTTCCTGGGTCAGCATCTCGCTGATCCCCTGCAGCAGCGCGCGGGGCGAATCGGTCTCGCGGAGGTCGGACACATCGATGCCCACATAGCCGATGGGGTGCAGGATGGCGTCCACGATGCGCCGGTCCCGCGTCAGGTCCAGGATCATCTCCAGGTCACGGATGCTCGGCGTATGGGTGGTGTTGGTGAGGGACAGCTTGTGGTTCAGCGTCGTCGGGTTAGCACCGTCGACAGCCGCAATGGCGGTCGCACCGCCGGGGTAATCATGGGCGGCACGGTTGAGTGCCTGGGGCAGCGTCAATAACGTGCGGCGAGCACGCTCCATGCTGCCAAACCGGTTTCGGGTCATGGCAATTCGCTCGAAAGACTGCCAGTGACCGACGTGCCCCCGCTTGCTACAGTTGCGCCGTGGTCACTTGCAAGGTGGTCCACAGGCAGACGGCGACTCTGTGGTAGGACTAGCCGTCTGCCCCCAAGGGCGAGGCCCGCGCTCCGCGCAGACCCCGCCCAACAGCCCGCCACCGTTGGCGCGGTGGCGGGCAACACCAGGCATCCGTGCCTGGGCTTGGTCCACGTCTTGGCGGACGTGAACCGGGGGAATCGAGGCGCCTCAGGGCGCCTTTTTTCTAGGCTGCTTCAGAAAGCCTGTCCGGGATCGGAAAGACATCCGGCAGGTCGGGGCGAAGCTCATGCGGAAGGACTCGATTTCCAACCGCCTTGCAAACTGCAGGCACTCGCTCCGCCGGGACCTTGCCAGCGCGAATCCACTTCCAGACGTAAGACTGCTTGATGGTTCCACCCAGACGGCGGGCAAGCTCGGACTGGTTGTTGTCACAGAGCTGAAGAACCCGAGTCAGGGCTTCAGCTGAAGGGCGGGAGGGGTCCATGTGTGTTCCTCGGTGTTCTTGAAATTCGGCGCCACACTACAACCAAAGCTATATGAACGTCAACGCTTTGGCTTTTTGCTCACCTACAACCAAAGTTATAGCCTTGCAGCATGACCAAAGCCCCCGACACCACCACCCTCCAGGACCGCCTCAAGCACGCCATGAACGATGCCCGCATGACGCAGGAATCGCTCGCGGAAGCTGCAGGCGTGTCGCAGAACACCATTCACAAGCTCGTCACGGGCAAGTCGAGCAGCAGCCGGAAGCTCGTCGAGATCGCCCGCGCACTGCGTGTCAGCCCAACCTGGCTGGCTACGGGAGAGCAGGATGGGGAGCCTGTCCCTCGTGATGGCGCCCCCCTGATCCTTGAGCCGCTGCTGCCCTGGGACGACTCAACCCCAGTCGACGAAGACGAGGTGGAATTGCCGCTCTACAAGGAAGTCGAGATATCAGCCGGGAACGGCCGCACCGCCGTTCGCCACGTCGCGGGCCGCAAGCTCCGCTTCTCCTATGCGACGCTGCGCGCATCGGGCGTAGACCCCTCCTCCGCGATCTGCGCGCCGGTCAAGGGAAACAGCATGGAGCCGCTGATCATGGATGGCTCCACCATTGGCGTGGACCGCGCCACCACGAACGTCGTCGACGGCGAGATCTATGCCCTTGAGCACGACGGAATGCTGCGAGTGAAATTCCTCTATCGCCTACCCGGCGGCGGGCTTCGCCTTCGCAGCTTCAACCGCGAGGAGTACCCGGACGAGGAATATTCCGTCGAGGAAATGCAGGCACGGAACATTCAGATCATCGGCTGGGTGTTCTGGTGGTCGACAGTCAGACACCGCAAAGCCCCTCGGCTGGTCCGCTGAAAACGAGCCCCGCAGAGCGGGGCTTTTTATTGCCTTCGCGATTTCACACAGACCAATTACAACCCTAGCTATTGAATCAACTTAACAACCAAAGCTATATTGCCAGCGTCTTCCTACCACAGAGACGAGGCAAACCATGCAACACGCAACCACCTTGCACGCCCACCCGGCCTGCGACGAGTTCCGCGTCTATGAGCTTCGCCGCGCCGCTCGCATCGCTGGCATCCGCTACATCCCTGCCAAGCCGCGCCTGATCAAGCCGGCCCCCTCCCGCCCATTCGGAGGGGACGCCGCATGAATCGCCTGACCCTCAGCACCTCGGCCGTTCTGCTGCTGCGCCAACAGCTGCGACTGTCCGGCGTGTTCAACCACAGCCTCCAGGCGCCCAACCGCGCCACCGTCCACGCCCAGGTCCGCATCGAGCAGGCCGGCGAACAGGTGCAGGTCACCGCCCGCGTGACCGGCACCTGCAGCACCCTCACGCTGGACCGGCAGCACGCCCGCAACGCCCACACCCTCGCCCGCCTGCTGGAGAACGCCGCCAACGGCTGCCCACTGGCCGGCCAGCCCGACGCGACCGAGGCCGACCTGTGCAGCCGCGTCGAGCACACCCTGCGCCAGGCCGTTCGGCGTCGTGTGGGCGTGTACGTGCTGGACCTGGACGGCGCCGAGGTCAGCCTGACCTTGAGCCCCACCCACGCCGGCACCCGCGCCGCCCTGCACCTGGCCGGTACCGTGGCGCACCTGCCGGTGCCCGAAGACGCCGGCAGCGCCTATGCCCTGCTCCGCCAGCGCGTGCAGCAGCTCGCCCACGACTACCACACCGCCCAGGCGGCCTAGGGGGGCAGCCATGGCACGCAGCTACGACCTGAAGGAAGCGGCCGAGCACCTGGGACTGACCCGCCCCAAGCTCCTCGCCGCCCTGCGCGAGCGCGACCTGCTGGGGGCGGATCGCCTGCCCCGGCACCCGGCCCGGGACGCGCTTTACCTCATCACCCGCGAGGGCAGTTGGTACCACCCGCGCTTCGGCCAGCAGTACAGCCGCTCCACCCGCGTCACCGAGGCGGGCCTGCGCTGGCTGGAACAGAAGCTGGAGATCCAGCGCCCACTCCCCGAACCCAAGGCAGACCCGCGCGATGTCGCATAGCCACCCGCCGCGCCCCCGCCAGCTCGCCCAGCAGATCGCCAACCTCCCCACCAAGGAGGAGCGCCGCCGGGCACTGGAGGAGGTGCCGGAGCATCTGCGCGACATGGTGCGCACCCACGTCGAACTCACCTGGGAACGAAAACATGGACCACAAACTGATTAAGGCCCTGCTCACCGAGCTGCTGCAGCTCCCCGAGCCGCGTTGCACGCCGGAGAAGCTGCTCTCCAACCTGACCCTGGCCGCCACTGCAGCCGGCGTCACCCTCACCAGCGCCGCCGCACCCCTGCAGGTCGAGCACCTGCAGCTCGCCGCCGCCCTGGAGCGCCTGGCCACCGAGCTGGGCGCCCCGTACCGGGGCCGCGCCATGCTGCGCCTGGGGGCCGGATTGGAAGGGGTCGAGCTGGGCGCCGTCATCGAGCCGAACGAAAGCAGCTCCACCCTGCCCCGCTTCGTGGCCTTCGGCTCCACCGCGCGGGAGGCCCTGGGCGGTATCCAGCGGGAGATCCGCGCCACCACCCCCACGCGCAAGCCAGCCACGGGCAAGCGCAAGGCTGGTGTGCTCAGCCTCAAGCGCCTCGCTGAGCAGACCGCAGGGCACGCCGCATGAGCCAGCCAGCCCAACGCGAGCTGCGCCTGCCGCCCGCGCCTCGCCAGCAAACCGTCGAGCTGCTGTATCGCACCCTCGGCGACGTGCTGGTCCCGGTCGAGCAGGTCCGCGCCCGCTACTTCCGCAACCTCAACGACGACAACTTCACCCGCGCCCTCAACGCCGGCCGGGTGCCGCTCCCGGTCACGGTGCTGGACACCAGCGCCAAAGCCCCGAAGTTCGTGGACATCCGGCACCTGGCCATCTTCATCGACGCCCGCAGCGAGGCCGCCGACGCCACCCTGAGCGACACCGTAGCCAACCAGCCGTAACCGCAGCCGCTGCGCCAACAGCGGCACCGACTATCACGGGAGACCACCCATGACGACCACCTTGCAGATCCTCGCCGGCATCGCCCTCACCCTCGGGCTGTTGTTCACCTTCTACGCCGGCTACCGCGCCGGCATGACCGATGGCGAGCAGTCCGCACGGGCCGAGGCAGAGGAACAGGCCCAAGCCTCCCAGACGCTCGCACCGCTCGCCGCCGAAGACGCGCAGGCGCTCACCGAACGGGCCGAGCATTACCTGCGTCTGGTCAACGAGACCGACCGCGACACCCTCAACCGGGCCGCCTCGGCGCTGCACCTCGCAGCCCGCACCTTCAACGGACTGGGCGCAGACGACAAAGCCAGCGACGCCCACCGGCTCGCCCGCCAACTGGAGCAGATCACCACCCGCCCCGTCGGCCAGCACCCCGACGCAGCGCGCATCAACTTCCTGGAGACGGCACACACCGGCCGCGACTTCGACGACGTCGTCCTCTACCTCCCGGTCGGCCCGGACTACAACGGCGCCGGCACTCTGCGCGCAGTCATCGACCACGCCATGGGCCTACAGGCCAAGGAGGTGCGTGATGCGGCATAACTTCCCCCTGCTGCGCCTGGACCCGGTCGCCGCTGGCCGCCTCCAGCGCGACCACGACCGCGCCGTCAGAAAGCTGGCCGCGGCCGAACGCCTCAACGCCGCCCTGCAGGCACGCCTGCGCGCCGACCTGGGCACCGAAGCGCTCTGGCAGATCCAGCGGGAGATTCGCGAGCAGTTGCTGCTCGAAGACTTGTTGAAGGAGCGCGCCGCATGAGCCACCTCGACCGGCTTGCCCGCAGGGCGCTCTGCCTTCACTCAGAAGGCGCAGCCGCACCCCTCGCCACCCACCGCCCCCAAGCCCCGGCCGCGCGAAAGCGCGGCGGCGGCCCCGCTCATAGCTGCCCGGTGAACGCCATGCCCCACGGCCGTCAACCGCTGCCCGAGGGTGGCGAGATAGACAGCCTCTGCCGCGCAGCGGCAGGCATCATTCCGCTCATAACACCGCTCATATCCGCACATAACGAAGCCCACGCATACCCCACGGAAGGCGTGCGCAGGGCGCAGAAAATGGAACTCCGCTCCGCTAACCACCCTTCCCCCGCCGCGCAGCTTGTTAAGGGGTATACGCACCACTCGGCAGCTCACTGCCGCCGACCGCCCCCAGAGCGGGACCTACAGGTGTTCCACATGCAAGCGAACGAGCCGCGCCATCGAGCAGAGAGGGCGACAGGAGGATGAATACAGTATTTCTGTTGATGGCCCAGTACGGCGCCCTGGCGATCATCCCCCTGGAGCGGGTCTGCGCCGACTACTTCAGCCACCTCACGCCGGACAAGTTCAAGCGGAAGGTCGCGGACGGCAGCATTGATCTCCCGCTGATCCGCATCGAGGGCAGCCAGAAAGCCGCCTGCGGCGTTGCATTGACCGACCTGGCGAAGTACCTAGACGAACAGCACCGCCGTGCCACGGTGGAGAACGACAAGCTGCACGGTCGCCGAACCCGAGTCGCTTAACGAATAAGCCGAGAAAGCGCGACCGAGAATCGCTGGGGCTGGACTCTTTCGACAAAGATCACGATTGTAGCCATACACGACGCTCAAATCAGGCTACGTAATAGTCGTTCACCTCATCCACCATGGAAAGGTCAGCTATGCGATACAAAACCAAGACACCTCCTCGACCGCTCGGGGACACTTTGACTGCACTGCAGAATCATCATTAACATCGGTGCAGGACTGGAGTAATTGGGAATGAGCACACAGACAAGCATCGAATGGACAGAAATGACCTGGAACCCCGTAGTAGGATGTACCAAGGTCTCTCCTGGCTGTAAAAACTGCTATGCCGAAAACATGGCACATCGCTTACAGGCGATGGGAACACCGGGCTATGAGAACGGCTTTCGACTTAGTTTACGCCCCGAAAAACTAAAAGAGCCGCTACAGCGTAAAAAGCCCACTATATATTTTGTAAACTCAATGTCCGACCTTTTTCACGAAAGCGTACCGGACGAATACATTGACCAAGTTTTCAAAGTAATAAAGGAAGCATCTCAGCACACCTTCCAGATATTAACCAAACGAGCAGAGCGGCTAGCCGACTACTTCCGCGAGCGGACGCCACCAACTAACGCCTGGCTGGGAGTATCCGTAGAGGACCGAGAGTACGGCGTCCCCAGAATCGATTGCCTCCGCCAAATTAATGCAACAATTCGATTCCTATCAGCAGAACCACTTCTAGAAGACCTAGGCGAACTTGACTTAACCAACATTCATTGGGTCATCGTAGGTGGTGAATCCGGCCCTAAAGCCCGCCCTATGAAGCAAGAGTGGGTAGACAAAATTCACACCCAATGTGATGCCTTTGGCTCTGCATTTTTCTTTAAACAATGGGGAGGATGGGGTGCCGACGGAGTAAAGCGCTCCAAGAAAGCAAATGGCCGATTACTAAAAGGCCAAACCTGGGATGAAATCCCATTGCTGCAGCTTGCATGACACCAGTATAAGGAATAATAAATGGCCAAGGATGACGAGAAGTATCGCTGGGACTGGGCCTCACAAACCTTCCCAACAATAGACCCTCACAGCAAAATAAAACACCAAATTATTGATGAGTACATTCAGACCTACATCGATGTACTCATGAGAAATCAGCAGATGCCAGAACTTGGCTTATCCATCGTCGATGGATTCAGTGGCGGTGGCATCTATGACGATGGTTTCGGTGGTAGGCATTATGGCTCTCCACTGATCGCTCTAGAGGCGATTCAGACATCAGAGATCCGAAACAATATTGACCGCATTAAACCGCGCACCATCAGATCACAGCATTTTTTTGTAGATGTGAAGCCTGAGAATATCGCCTGCCTGCATGCTGTGATGGCGTCTCGAAACCACGCCCATCGAGTTGGCAACGATGTTCATCTTCATAGTGCCGAGTTCACCCAAGCCCTACCATCAATCGTTCAGAAACTCAAATCCTTCGGAAAAGGCGAACGCGCCTTATTCCTTTTGGACCAATATGGATATGGCGAAGTACCATTCCCGAAGATCAATTGGATTTTCAAAAACCTGAGCAAAGCTGAAGTTTTGCTAACTTTCAACGTTGACTTTCTTGTCACTTATCTAGCCGACCGGCACGCCAATCGCAAGGCAATCTCAAACATTGGACTAGACAATCATGTCCCATGGAATTCACTAAAAGAGCTTAAAGCCCACCACCCTAGAAACTGGCAATACATTATTCAGCGCTACCTTTCAGAGGGCATCAAACAGGAAAGCGGCGCCAGATATATGACCATTTTCTTTATTCGCCCGATTGGCAACAACCCTATGACTTATTGGTTTATTCACTTAGCAAATAACTACAGAGCCAATGACGTCATGAAGAAAATCCACTGGAAATATGGCAACAATTTTTCTCACATGCTGTCACCCTCAAGTTTTTTTGGCTACGACGCCAATCGCGATATTGACGTAACCGGTCAACCTGACCTGCTTCTAGAAGAACATCATTTTGATGAATCCACAGATAATCGCATACACAGTGAGTTGTCTGACTTACTACCCAAGCAAGTATATGAACTTGAAAGCCAGCCATTCATCAACCTGATGAGCGGCTTAACAAACTACACCATGGCCGATGAAATCCGCGTAAAGCAGGCTCTAGATACCGCTATTGCAACCGGCGACTTGCAAGCTGTAGACAAAGATGGAAAAACCAGACGCAGAAAAGGCACAAGTATAAAGTCAACGGATATCCTAATCGCCCCCCAACAAAGACCTATATTTTTTCTCCCACCACTCAGAGAGAAAAAGTAAAAATACAAGTTTAAATAAAGTCACCTCAACAGCACTGCCGCTAAAATGGGTTATCAGGGAGGCACTACCCTCCCTCCTTCCTTCTGACCCGCACGCCCAGCAACACAGGCGCGTCGATGATCTTCTCCAACCACGCCCACCCTGCATAGGGGTCTCCCCGGCCTCTCAGGTGCGTGTAGCGGCGCAGTGAGTTCCAGTCCCGATGGCCCGACACGCTGGCCACGCGCGGAATGTCCCACTCCATTTCGAACAGGCGACTGACACCGTCGTGGCGAAGGTCGTGGAAGTGCAGATCCTCGATGCCGAGGAACTTGCAAGCCTTGGACCACGCAGTCCCAATCGAATCGCCGTTGTAGGGGAAGATCTCGGGGCACTCCTTGGGCATCGACTCGATGATGCGCATGGCCTCGTCCGGCAGGTGGCACCAGACGTCGTTGCCGATCTTCTGCCCGGGGTTCTTCATGTCGCGCACCAGGACGCGCCGGCCGGGCACGTCCAGGTCATCCCAACGGATGCGGGTGATCTCTTCCTGCCGGCGGGTGGAGAAGATGGCGAAGCCCACTACCTTGGGCATGTTGATCGCCGAGGGCTTCCAGCGGAGGGTGTCGAAGAAGTGCGCGAGCAGCTTGTCCAGCTCCTCCGCGGTGGGCCGGCGGTCGCGCTCCCGACTGCGGCTGATGGCCCCGAGCTTGCGCAGAACCTTCCGGGCATCGCTGACTGCATGGGGGTCGATCTCGTAGCCCCAGGCCGGGCGGGCGACCGATAGCACGGCGCCGAGGTGCGCCAGGTCGTTGCCAACCGTCTGCGGCATGACCGCCCCACCCTCGGGGCTGATGCGCCACTGGGCGAACTCGACCAGCTTCTGACTGGTCAGCTCGCGATCACTCACCTGGCCGAGCCAGGTCTTGCCGATGGCCTCCAGGCAGGTCCGCTTGGTCCTGCCCAGCGGGCGGATGCGTTCGTACTCTTCGAGGTAGCGGTCGATTATGTCGACCAGCAGCTCGCTCTTGCGACTGGCCCTGTCGATGGCACCCGGCTCGGCCAGTTCCGCCTCCCTCCGGCCAGCCCAGGCCTTGGCGGTCTGCAGCCGGTCGAATGTCTGGCTTTCCTGATAGACTTGCGCGCCATCGCGCATGATCCGTATCTGCGCTGTATAGCCGAAAGTCCCGTCCTTGCGCTTCCGCTTTCTGATGGTCGCCATAATTTGGTACAT